CAATTCTGATCGGTGGAGGTATTTGCTACCTTTACACTTGCAAATCTAGATCTTGCTCTTGTATCAACTTTATCAGTTGATGAATTTATTGTAAAAGGACCTAAAGGAGAGGACTGTGCATTTACTGCAGGATAGGATCTTAAATTTAAAGTAACTTGTGCATCACCAGTTAATATTTTGAAATCTGGTATAAATCTTCTTATGCTCATAAAAAATTGTCCATCTCCACCGGTAGACAAATCAAAATCTCCTGATGTAATAAATGCAGGTATTGCTGTTTTGTTACCAAGAGCATCAACTTCATTGTTACCAACTTCATGTGCATAATATGTAGACGCACCATTTATGTTTGTTGCTCCTTGTATTGTTGGAAACGTAGGCACATCTGCGGTAATAAATTCAGTTGCATAAGGATTATCGTATAATGTTGCATCAGCCCAAGAAGTCCTAGCTAATGATCCTGTAGTCCAAGTGTTTTCAGTATAGTTGTAAGTTACAGCTCTATCTACTTGTTCTTGTCCATTCCTTGCATAGAACCAAGTTATCTCTTCATACAAATGATTTAATCCAGCATATACTTGCTCACCTGCTGTATAATTAATACCTAAGTTATCTCCTTTACTTGTAAATACAAAATCTTCTACTAAGCAAGGTAACGATTTAACAGTACCATCATAAACAAAAAATCCTCCTGCTTGACCCATCCAAAAAACTTTACCATTTACATACTTGATAGCATGTTGACCAATCAAACCACAATTAGAACCAACCTGTCTTATAGAAAATGTAAATGGTGGTCCAACAAATTGCATTATATAAGCAGAAGTATCAGTAAGTATTAGAATATAATCTTTAGCTTTTGCAGCTCCTACAATTTTTACCCCAGAGTCTACTCTAAAAGTACCTGCAGTATTCGTTGATGTCGGTGTATAATCTGATAAATTTTCTTGATCTGAAAATCTTATAAACATTTTATCTTGTGTGTTCTCAGTTCCAATAATTGTTTCAGTTCCAAGAATAATAAGGTGTCTATCTCTTTCTGATACTATTGACATTACAGAAGTAGTTGGAGCTCCAGCAATAGCTGTTGCTCTTGTTGTTAATGCAGGAGGGTTCGAACTAATTGCTTCCCATTTAAAAGTTTTTCCATTTTTAATTGTTGCAACAAGAGTGCTTCCAAAATGATCTAATGACCATGAAGCAGGATCTAGTAATACTGTCGTAGATGTAGAGGCTTGTCCCCAAGCTGTAAAATATTCAACGGACGCACCATCTGAGTGTGCTGTTCTTGTACCTCCAGAACCTCTCGTAATACCTTGTAATATATTACCTGTTATATTTGTGTAAGAAATAAACTCAGCTCCAACTTTTATACTGCCACTTGTTGGAAAGCCGAGAGCCGAGGTCACTGTTATTTCAGTTGCAGATCCATTGTTACCTTGAGTGTCATCAGCTAGTGCCCCATTTAAAGTTGTGACAAGTCCTGATTGACCACCCCAAGAAGATGTTCCCCAACCATAACCAGCAGTTTGGTTCAATGGTCCTACTTCAACATAAGGATTAAGCACAGCTGACCCACTAGCAGCTACTGATGTGCCTGCTGCAGAAGCCATTGTTATAGTGAATGTATCTACAGAAGCCGTAACTACTTGAAATGTATTTGTTTCAAAATCTGAAGCTATATATCCTGCTCCTGAGGGAGGTGTTACAGATGTAAATGTAAATAAATCTCCATCAGTCAATCCATGACCAATTTTATTTACAGTAACAGTTGTGCTTGTATTCACTGTCGTAAAAGTAGCACCAGTTATTGGAGTATCTAAAGGCGTAATATCGTAGTAAGCTCCTTCAAAATAAACTACTAAAACTTTGTTTGAGCCTAAAGCTATATATTTTCTACCATCAAGATCAGCCCAAATAAGTTGTTCTCTAATAGCACCTACTACTTTTTTATTTATAATTTCTTCCCAACCACCTATTTTTTCAGGTAGTCCGTATCTAAATCTAACAAAATCACCATCGACCCACTGACCTTCAGCTCCGGTAGCAGTGACCTGTTTGTTAAATCCTGGTTGTATCTGTATGTTAGCTAATGGCATGCCAGATTATAGCATATTAGCTTATCTTCTTAAACCTATTCTAAGTCGTTTATCGTACTTCCAATCTTTATGTGGCCCTTCTTGATTAACATAATGCATAAATACTTGGCTGTATTGATCTCCTTCATAAGGTCCTTCTCTATAATGCTCCCAATCAATACCTTTATAAACTATAGCTTCTCCAGGTTTTAAATCAAAACACTTGCCATCAGCACACATTTTCCATGGCACATTATCAGATCCTAAATGTAATGTAACTGAGTATTCACAAGAAGGTCTGTCTCTATGTTTTTTTAATTCTGATCCATTTACATACATTCTATAAAATGAATATGTAGGCCATAATTTAACACCACAAATTTCTTCCATACGTTTCCATTTTTGTACTAACAAAATCTCTGTGGCTGGATCTGCATAATGTGATGCATCAAAATTAGTTACAACATCATCAGCCATAGACAACCCACCTGCATTATTTCTTAAATTTAATTTTGCGTAACTATGAAAGAAAAAAGCCTCATCAGGAGTTATAAAATCTTTTATAAGTATTGGTGTTTTTAATTTATCCATGATACTAAACTATATCTTACTCCCTTTGTAATTGGTTTTACTCCATGAGGATACATAAAACTACTAGGCCAAATAACACATCTGTTTGGTTGAAGTTCAATCTTACCAATACCAGGAAAGTGTAATTCACCACCCTCATAATCATTATTTAAAAAATATATAAAACTTAATCTTCTTGGATACGTTAGACTTGCATCAACATGTGGTTTGTAATTACCACCAACATTATATCTTAAGATCTCAAGTTGAGACACGTTACAATCGTGAAATTCTATACCAGTATCTTGTACATATTTTCTTACGATTTGCAAAACTACTTCATGGAAAAAATATGTGTAGTGAACATTAGTCATGGAGTCATGATGAGTACATAAAGGTAAACAATCAACAACTCTAAAAGACTTATCAAGTTTACCCCCATCACCAGTATCTCCTATCTTTCCTGCTTCCCAATAACTAGGTTGAACTATATTAAGCCATCTTAATAACTTTTGTAATTTTTGTATTGGTATAACATTGTCATACACTTTAACAAATTTAGATAAGTCTGTTTGTTTTTGATCTAAAATTATTTTGTTATTTTTTTGTTCCATACACTTCTTATGAACTTATATCTTGTTGTTGAAAGTTTAAAGTCTTTCTCATCTATTTCTTTTTTAGTAATAGGTTTTATTTGCATTTTCCATCTATCTCTTTTAAAAGGTATAACTTGTGCAAAAGGTGTACCTTTTTTTATTGTTCCCTCATAACCATTTTTATATTTCCAACCATTGAAAACAGATGGAAGTTGCACTCTATGTGTGTGCATATCAGTATCAACTATTCCTGGTAATATCTCAAACCTGTCATCATTATTATTAAGTAAAGGTAAAAATAGACATGAATAACCTTTTGGAGTTTCGATAAACCAAGGGTTTTCAAATTTAAAAAATTTATAAGACAAATTTTTTTCCATAAATGATGAACCTTCTAATTGTTTGAAAGGATGAAACCCAGGTTCTGGTCCTATACCTAAATAATTTGCTTGTGTTTGCATAAAAGGGGGAGCCATTGAAAAACTTGTTTGAACTTTATATTCCCATTTGTCTTCCTCAATTTCTGGATTTTCTTGGGGTTTCATTGTTATATAATAATCTTGCGCAGTTTTAAGCATATAACCTGTAGTAAGAGAATCCATAAAAGGCAGACAACCTTTTACAGTAAATAGTCCTAGTTTATGTTCTAGTTTTTTGTACCACTCTGGTACATTCATTGAAACAGGTTCAGGTTTTACATCTGAATTCCATTTGATAAATTCTGGCAGTGCCCTAAAAACAATTTTGTTATCAAACATACCAAGTATGTATATACTAAATCAGAGATAGTTCTAGTGAATTATACTGGAATTTCCATATAACTTACAGCAGATCCAAATCTTGCCTCCATATATGAATAAAAAGAATCCATTGGAAAAGATGGGTTATCACTTAACGCACCACCATCTGCTTCAGCTTTTACAGTTTCTATGTTTGTAAGATGTGCTTGATATCTAGTGTTGTGTGGTTGATCAGCTTCATCATTATGAAATTTAAGATGATCTTCTATTTTTGACTTACATCTCTCAAGTTCACTTTTAAAAATTTCAAGATTTGCAATTGCATCAGGTCTATCAGTATATGTTACTGAATTATGTCTTGATTCAAAATCAATTACTTTTTGACCTCTAACTAAAGCGTTAAAATCTTCATCTGAAATTTCAGTAGCATCTGCTCCCGTTTCATGTTTTAAAGCATAAGTTTTTGCCGCATCGTCTCTACAAAATACAATAGGACTTATTCCTTCATGATTCCAAACAATAGCTGCCATTAGAATCCACCTCCATTTTTCTCCCAGAAGAACATATAACCTGGTCCACCATTTTGTGCACTTTGGTTAGGGCTTCCACCTGGGCCACCTATAGTTTTTGCTAAAAACATAAAACCAGAGTTAGCAGCAGGAAATGTATTTCCTAATGCATCTGTATTAACACCTTCAGCTTTAATAACTGGGAACACAGTTGTTCCATCATATAAATTTGTTTGATTAAATGAGTTAGCATTTGGATCTAAACCAGATAAGCCATTGATAGTTGGTTGGCTTGGATAAGGAGAGAAAGGTGATCCTCTTCCGCCTGCATCACCACCGTTAGGTCCACCATTTCCACCGCCACCTATTGTAACGTTTGCAAATTGAGTTGAACCTCCACCGCCACCGATGTTAACTGTTTGACCAGATAATCCTCCAGGTACTGATACTGCAAAGAAACCAATTCCACCATTACCGCCTGGGCCTCCTGGTCTTACTGGATCATTTCTAGTACCACCGTTTCCTGCTCCCCCACCTGCATAACCAATTCCAGCTGTTACGCCTGGAGTTAAAGGTGAGTAAGTTGTTGATACAGGTCCTGGGCTTGCAATAGCAAGTGTGTAATCAAAAGAGTCTCCACCTGCAGCTCCACCTGAAGCTGCTGCAGTTAATCTTCCTTGAGCATCAACAGTAAATCCTGCATTTGTATATGCACCTGCAGTTACAGCAGTGTTTGATAATTGATCTGGGCCAATAGCATCATCTGCAACTTTAGCAGTGGTTACTGCATCATCAGCAATTTTAGCCGTGGTTACTGCACTAGCATTTATCGCAGCCGTTACTACTGCATTGTCTGAAAGATTAGCAGCTAATACTGCATCATCCGCAATTTTTGCAGCCGTGATTGCATCGTTATCAATTTGTGCAGTTCCAATAGTACCGCCTAAAGTATTTAAAGCGATCTCATTTAAATTTGTTCCATCTGTGTAAGCAGCAATTATTTTTGCTTCGCCTACGGTAAAACCAGTTCCACTTGCAGTTTTAATTGTAAGGTTTGTTACTCCAGTTACTGCAGAGCAATCAAAAATATAAAATTTTTCTATTGTGTCTGGGACAGTAACTACTGAAGCACCTGTAAGAGTTCCTGTAAATTTGATAACCATGTTACGAGCATTTGATAATGCTCCGTCTGACATAGCTAATGCTACAGTTCCACCATTGTTAAGTGCTATTGCTTCATAACCTGCAATTGCTTGTTGAACTAATTTTAAATTGTCGTTTGTTTTATCACCCCATGTACCAGCGTTTTCACCGGTTACCATTAATTCTAGTTTGAGGTCTGCTGAATAACTTGATGCCATAATTTTGTTCTCCTAAATAATTATAATTTTACATTAATCATGCAGCTAAATCAACCTCTGTCCAGATATTGTTTACACCAAGATCAATTTCTTGCCATGCTGTAATATTAGGGCTTCCAGTTGAAGAAGTCAACTGTATGCCTGTTGGCTGCACAAGAGCATTACCTGTTGCCGTAATTTGACCTACGGAACTACTTAATTGTATGCCACTTACTCCTACTATTTGATCTGGAACTTCCTCTGCTTGTCCTAAAGAACTTGTAAGCTGTTGACCTGTGACTGGTTCAATTGTTGATTGTTGTAAACTAAAGTCACCTAGAGTTGCAGTAATTTGACTACCTGTAACAGGGACATCTAAAAATAATCCTGCTATTGGGTCACCAATTGATGAAGATAAACTTATACCTGTAACATCTACTGTAGCTGTACCTGTAACTTCTTCTACAGATCCTGCAGTAGCATCTAGTTGATCTTCTGTTGCTAATACAAATATATCTTGATCAATTATAATTGAGAATGATGGACTTGCAAAAGTAGATGTTAATTCAACACCAGACACACTTACATTTACATCAGTAAATGCACCTGTTGCAGGAAAATTAATACTGGATGTTAATTGTTGTCCTTCAGCTAAAGCGGAATATGCTACACCCCAAGCAAACTCTCCCCATGATCCTCTGCTCCAACCAATACCCGTTAAAGTAGAACCATCAACTGTTGCAGCACCTGCACTAAAAGATGCGGTTATTCCAGAAACGTTAACACCAATACCTATTACTTCTTCACCCATCGATGAAGTAAGTTCTTGTCCTGTTACATTTTGATTAATTGAAGTTCCACCAAGTACAGATGGTTCTCCAAAAGCCATCTGACCAAGGTTTGTAACATCTACAGTCGCATCAGCAATAATTAATTCTGAAACGGAACCTATTGATGATGTTAATTGAGATCCAACTGCTATTGGTTGTGATCCAGATAGATCACCCCATTCGTTTTCACCCCATGTGTCACCACCCCAACCGATTTGTATCTCGGCATCAGCAACAACTTGTCCAACACTAAAGGATGCACTTATACCTGAAAGAGCTTGAGAGACATCGCCTTGACCAGCCCAGTCTCCCTGTCCCCAACTAAGTGCACCCCATGTGTTTGACATTCATATCCTTTAACTTATTACGCTAATCTTAAAATAGCTGCAGAAGTTGTAAATGCAGGGAACTGAATTGTAAACGTTCCAGATGTTGCAGTTTTATCACTTCCAAAATCTAACACAGCAACAGCATCAGTAGTTGAAGAACCACCATCTGTTTGTGTGTTGTAAATTAGTGCACCTCTTGCAGTCAATGTAACTCCTACAAAAGATAAATCAGCAAAATCAGTAATTGCTATTGATGATGAAACTTTTACACCTTCATTAACAAGAGCTTTTCCGCCAGCAGTGTATCCTGATGGTGAAGAAACTTCATTACTAGTTGTATAGTTTTCAGTTGATTTACCTAAAGTTGCTGAACTAGTATACATAGCTAACTTGTATGTATCTCCGTTCGGAGCAGTATCAAAGTCATGTTTACCTTGAAGTAATTCTTTTTTAAAAGAATTACAAATTGCATTTGTTGTTATAGCCATAATTATTCTCCTTAATTAATTATTTTGGTTCGGAGAAGGTGAAGGCACTACTATTCTTGGTACACCATCATCAAACTCCGCACGTCTTCTTCTACCCATTTGTTGTAGGGCAAAATTCTGTACTTCCTCATTATACTTCTTTTCATATAAGTTGTACATATCTTGAGGCCCTTTTAAAAATCTAAAAGCTTCAGCAAGAACACCATGAAGTAACATCGACTCTTGATATTTTGCTAAATAAGTTTGATTAGTAGATGTAAATTGAGGTGGATCTTTAATGTAATTGATTTGAACTGTATTACCCGTAGCAGGAGTAGGTGCTACAATAATATTAAATTCATCCCAATTAGCATAATATTTTGGTGTGCCTTGTGTGCCAGTTCCATTGTATTCTGAAATAAAACTAGTGTCTCTTTTTTCAAGAAAAGTTCTATTACCACTGCCATCAACGACTTGTATAGATCTTAAAATTAAAAGATCTGAAGGCATAGATACAGCTCTATTTGTTGCTGTAAAACTTGAATTAGCATACTTTCTTAGATCATCATAATCTACCTTGCCAGCAACATCTAACTCAACTGATCTAATAAAATCTTGAATAATTGCGTCAGTCAAAACATTTGCATCAACTTCAGTATAGTTTCTTACTTGTGTTAAAAAATCTGAATATGTTATAGCCATTATGTGATACTCACGGTTACTGAATTAATTTCCATAGATACTTGTCTTCTTCTATTTTGTAATGATGGATCTGCAGGAATCATCGATGAAGTTCCTTGATTTAAAAATCCAAATTGTCCTGGTAAAGTTAAATTTGCTACACCAACTGTAATACCCCCAGAATCAGCTA